TCCTCGGGCGCCGCCGCAAGCTGTTTATCCTCTGCGCCCGTGAATTTCAGCGGTCGATCAGTGAAAGCGTGCATCGCACGCTGGACGAGCAGATAAGAGCGATGAACCTGGACGAGTTTTATGACGTTCAGGCCCACAAGATTATCGGCAAGAACGGCACCGAATTCGTGTTTGCCGGGGTGCGCAACAACATCGCAGCCATCAAGTCGATGGAGTCGATCGATATCTGTGCGGTGTTCGAGGCGACGTTCGTTTCCGAGCATTCGTGGCAGGTGCTGCTACCCACCATCCGCCGCGATCCGCCGCACGGGCCGTTCGAGCAAGGTTCTGAGGTCTGGATTGAGTTTAACCCCGAACTCGCCACCGATTACAGCTATCGCTATTGGGTGCTCGAACCGCCGGAAGGCACCAGGGTCGTAGAGATCAACTGGCGCGACAATCCGTGGTTTCCCGAGGTGCTGCGCAAGCAGAAGGAAGACCTAAAAAAGCGCGACCACGACAGCTACCTCACGGTCTGGGAAGGCAAGACACGGCGGACATTGCAGGGTGCCATCTACGCGAAGGAGATCGAGCTTGCAGCCAAAGAAGGACGCATCAGCGCCAACATCGCCGTCGATCGTAGTAAGCCCGTCAATGTGTCCGTTGACTTGGGTCGGGCCGACACAACTAGTCTCTGGTTTTCCCAGCAGCTTGGAACTGAGCACCGGTTTATCGATTATTATGGAAATTTTGGATTCGACTGGGCGCACTATCTGGACATCATGCTCACCGGCATCGGTGAAGATCCGATAGAAAAGCGCAAGCGCCGTTATCAGATAGGCACCATCTACTTGCCGCACGACGCTTCCTCAAAGCATCTGGCCGCCCGCAACTCCATCGCTCGGCAGACCAAAGACGCCTATCCGGGTGAAGGCCGAGTGCAGGTCGTGCCGCGCACCGAAAGCATCGTCAATGACATCAACGCGGTGCGGGCCATGTTCTCACGCATGTATTTTCATGAGAAGAACTGCGCCGATGGTCTTACTGGCCTTGCCCACTATCGTTATGAGGTTGATCCTGACAATGCCAAGGAGGTCTCGCAGAAACCGCTGCATGATTGGGCCAGTCATCCGGCCGACAGCCTGCGTTGTTATGTCATGGGACTGAAAGCCGACAGCAACCAGCCGCGACCGCAACCGCATCAGCCGCGGGTAATGCCGCCTCGTGGCGATGGCTTAGGCTGGATGAGGGCGTGAAATGGACGGTGTGGCAGGCTGGCGTGAGACCGACCGCGACAAGGTAGGTAAGACGCCTGACGAGCAAATTCTTTATGAGGCTAAGGAACGGTTCCAGCGGGCGCAGGAATGGGAAGGCGAATTCCGGCGGCTGTACATCGAGGATGTCAAATTCGCCAACGGTGACAGCGACAACAATTGGCAATGGCCGGATAGTGTCCTGGACGATCGAGACATCAACGATCGGCCGTCGCTGACCGTTAACAAGACGCGGACCATCATCAACAAGCTCGTCAACGAAGCCAAGCAGAATCCGCCGGAGCCGCGGATCAAGCCAGTAGGAGGCAAGGTATCGTTTGAAGCCGCGCAGGTGTGGGAGGGCATTGTCCGCCACATCATGTATGTGTCCAACGGTCAGGCGGTGATAGGCCAAGCCAAGGAGTGCCAGCTAGAGGGCGGCATCGGTTACTGGCTGGTCACGCACGACTTTATTGATGACCGTTCGTTCGACCAGGAATTGCTGATCCGGCCGCTTGACCCGCTGCATGTCTTCATGGACTGCGACATCAAGCAGGTCGATGGCAATGATGCCATGTGGGCGTTTGTGTTCGAGGAGTACAACCGCAAGGAGTTCGAGCGGCTGTATCCAAGGGTGACATTGCCGCCGCCATCCTCGCCGGGACTGTCCGATAAAGATGACTGGGTGCGACGCGATGGCGTTCGCATCGCCGAGTACTACCGCATCAATATCAAGGAAGACGAACTGCTCTACCTTGAGGACGAGAATGGGGCGCAGTGGACCGGATTGCGCAGTGAGGTCCCGGCCGGAACAATCTGGCGCGAGCTATTAACCGACTATGAGGAAGGGCGTCAGCGCGGCGACTTCAAAAGCCGCAAAGTCCGCAACCGGCAACTGGAATGGTACAAGATAGCCGGCCCGGAAATCATCGAGCGGCGCACTGATCTGAAAGGCCGCTATGTCCCGATCGTACGTGAGCCTGGCCGTGAGCGGCGCATCGAGGACAAGCTCTATCGTGCCGGTCTGACACGTGCGCTCAAAGACCCGCAGCGGATGTATAACTACAATACCTCGGGCGAGGTCGAGGTTGTCGCGCTGCAGACCAAGACGCCTTGGGTAGTCCCGGCGGCGGCGATTGAGGGCAACGAGACCGCTTGGAATAACGCCAACAAGCAGAACGCCGCTTACCTGACCTATCGTCACAAGGATGAGGATGCAGGCGATATCCCGCCGCCGACACGTCCTGCGGCGCCGGCACCGGCCGAAGGTTTTCTTGAGGGGATGCGCATTGCCGCAGCCGAACTGGAGATGGCGTCCGGGGTTACACAGGCGCAGCAGGTCAATCCGGCGCTCGAGCGTACGCCCAAGGCCATTGACGAACGGATGCGCACAGGTGAGGCCGTCAACTACGACTTCACCATCAACGAAATGTATGCAGTGCGCCATACCGCAGTGATCATCCTCGATCTGGCGCCACACATCTACAATACCGAACGTGTGATTAAGATCAGGGCCAAGGACGGCACCATCTCTGAAATCAATATCTACCCGCATGCCGACGAGGCGTGGAAGAAAGAACCCACGGAAGAAGAACGCACCATCAAGGTGCTGTTCAATCCATCGATAGGCAAGTACGCGATTGAGGCCGATGTCGGTCCCGCCTATCAGACCCAACGCCAGGCGGCATGGGACGCCTTTGTACAGATCATCACCCATTCACCCGAACTGATCGCGCAAATCGGCGATCTCGGCTTCTTGGCGGCAGACTTCCCGATGGCGCAGGAAATTGCCGAACGGCTGCGGCGCAACATTGAGCAGACAATGCCTTGGTTGCTCAAGGACAGCCAGATCGGGCCTATCGTGCAGAATCTGCAGCAGGAGCTACAGAAGTCGCAGCAGAATACTTCCGATCTGATGCTGAAGCTGTCCGAGGCGAAACTCAAGATGCGCGGCCGGGACGAGTTGCGCGATATCGAGTCGTTTAATGCCGACACGCGGCGCATGGCCGAAGAAATAAAGGCCATGAAAGAAATAATGCTGACGCCAGCACAACGCGCGCAAATGGAGCATGAGATAACGATGCGCGCTCATGAGCATGTGTACAGCACCATCGAGGCGGCTAACGAGGCGGCGGTGGATGAAGGCAGTCCGCAGAGTGAAGGCAGTGGCAGCAGCTAAGCGGGTTGAGTTTTACCTCTGCCGCCATGGTGCCACCCGGCAGAACGCTGAGGATAGCGGTACTGACCGCATCCGCGGCTGGATGGACCTACCCTTATCCGATATCGGCCGCAAGGAAGTGAAGCGGCTGGCGTTCAAGCTTGAGGACAGCGGCATCAAGCATATCATCTCGTCTGACATGCTGCGCGCCAAGCAGACAGCGGACGCAATTGCCGCAACTACGGGGGCCAAGGTCAGTCACGAGCGCGGCTTGCGGCCGTGGGACTTGGGCAAGTTCACCGGCATGGAAAGCAGCGCCATTGCCGGTCAAATCCTGTCCTATGCCAAGAACAAGCCGGACGCAGTAGTGCCGCAGGGCGAGAGTTTCGAGACGTTCAGTCATCGTTGTCTGAGCACACTTGCGAGGGTGATCGATGCCAATCGCGATACTACCTTCTGCATTGTCACCCATCACCGGGTAGAGCGGTTGCTCAAGGGTTGGGTTGATGCTGGCGAGAAACCGTCATGGGATATCAATTGGGCGACATTTAACAAGCATGGCGAACGCACGGCAAGTTGCGAGACTTTTGATGTGGACGCCGACACGCTGATGAAAGCTGCGGCGTCTGAAGAGAAAACGAGGAAAGCAGCATGAGCGGATCGAAGCTGAAGCGTAAGACTAGCGGACTGATCGTTGCTCCGAAAGAGGCGGCCAAGGTGCAAAAGAAGGCCGCCAAGGCCAGTGAGAAGGCGGCGAAGAAGGGTGGCAAGCGGTGAAGCGCAAGGGTGAATGTGCATATTGCCTTTATGTTCGAGAGCTTGCGAACGATTTTCTATGCGTTAGCTGTCTGACATTGGCACAGGAAATAGCATGGAGGCAGCATCTTGAAACATCACGACGAGCACGGCCGGCATGCACCGGCTCAGTCCAAGATCGCCAAGAGCATGCGCGGCAAGGCGGAAGTTGAGAGAAAGGCAATTGACCATGGCCAAGCGAAAGTCGGCAATGCAGGGCAAAATGCACAAGGTCATGGGAGAATTCCAAAAAGGAAAGCTTCATAGCGGCTCCAAGAAGGGGCCGGAAGTGACAAACCGCAAGCAGGCCATTGCTATCGGTTTGTCCGAGGGCCGCAAGGCGGCACGACGCAAGTAATGGGCTACTTTCGCACCAAACATCTCGCCCTGAGTTGGGGCTATGCCATCCAGACCGATGCCCCGTTCAGCCTGTGTCTCATGCTCGGGCGAAGAAACCGCATCAAAACGGGTGATCATATTTATCGGCTAAACTTCAGTATTTGGTGGGACTGGCCGAAACTAATTTGGGCACATGAAGCGTGGGCGGTGAACGAGCCTGGGTATCTTCGCGGCATGCCGGTGCGAAGGCCGCAACCATTACGTCGTTTGTGGCCGGGTCAGAAATGGCATCTTCGCGGCGTGGGTTGGTATCGCGGATGGAGTTTCAAACACTATGGCTGATCCGATGGAGGTATCTGTAAAAGACTTTCCGACGATCTATGACGTTGTTACTGACAGTTATCGCCCGGCGACGCAGGAGGATGTGGATCGTCTAGTCAAGATCGCGAGCCTTCTTTCGCACTCGCTTAGCGCGGTCGCCAAAGCGGTTGACGAATTCCGCATGGCTAAGAAGTTTGCTGAGGAGCAGTCGCGTGGTTGAACGCACGATCCAGCATTATGCGCGCGAGCTTGCCGGTGTTTTCTATGACACCGTGCGCTCGGCCGAAGATGCGGATTTTAAGGTGCAGGTTAGTCAGCGTGGGCGTGTTTTGTTGCAGATCGATCCCAAGGCGTTCGCCAAGACGTTCCCGACTGTGAAGGACTATCTTGCCGGTCGCCGACATGGGCGTGTGGAGCATTTACCGGATGGGACGGTGCGCCACATTGATGACGGCACGGTGTCGATGGACACGCCGGGCTGGTTGCACTGGTATGACGCGGCCCGGCAGCAACTTACGCAAATGCTAGGAAGGCCGGACATAGATGAAAACCTCAAAAAGGGAATTTACGAAGCCCTTATTGAGGACCGAGAGAAGCAATTGAACCAGGAAGCGCGTGGGCAGCAAGGACCAAATATCACGCAGCGCAAGCTTCACTAATCGTCCGGGCGGCA